GCGCTGTATAATAAAATATTATTATTAGACCCGACCTGCTCAATCTGCAGACTTAAATTATCTCCAGATTGATCCAAGTTAATTACATTATCCTCCGCTTTGGTTGATAATGATAACAACAGACTGGCCGTCGCCAACAGTAATAACGCTTCGTTTGCCTTCATTTGTAGTATCCAGTGTGGTGTTTGAAGTTATAGGAATTCGGGCAGAGATAACACCATTAACATCTCTATAAAACCATAGCTGACCCGAACCGGTGTCGATTATACTACTGAACTGAGTAGTCTTATCAAAACCAATCTTTGTACCTGTAAATAAGTTGTTACCTTGAGCTGCTGAGGTAGATCGCTTTAAAATGTCTATTTCCTCAATCGCTACTAGAACATCTTGTAAGAAGTCAACATCAAGTAAGTCTCTATCTAATTCGTTGTACTCTAGGTCATCTTCCGCTAAAAAATCATCTGCTAAGTAGTCAGTATCTAATTCTGTGAAATCTAGTATACCGTTCTGGTTATCGTTCTGTGTAGCCTGTTCTTCAACAGCTTCCTCCACTTGCTTAGGAGGGCTTACGATAAACATATTATCAATCATGTTTAAAGTAATGTTATCTAGTCTTGTAGGTGTTGTGGGNGAGGTGCCAAGATTAGATACCATAGTTGCTTGGTACGCCTCACTGAGAACTACGACCCCTCCTTCGTTTGTAACTGTGATTTCCCCTGAAGGGCTACAGTCACCATCAATTGTACATTCTGTTTCTGGCAGTAGTATTACAAGAGTTCTGCCTAGCTCGTCTACAGTAGTAGTGAAGTCTGTTCCTCTTACTCCGATTGTTGCAGTAGGAGTCACTATAGCTATATTTTCTTTTGGTACTAGCCCAAGCCGTCCTGTCGCAAATCTAGCCGTGCCTGCGACGAAGCTCATTGTCATCTTGCTCTTCGCTTTGTTCATAGGATCATAGTAGTATTTCGTCAGTACTATATCCGTATGCTCAGTNAGTCTTACCACAGAGTCGTCTAGAAATGTTAGAAGCATCCTNCCATTAACAGTTGAGACCGCATCTTCTTGCATAACACCCACACCTACGGCGGTAGAGATAAGATCACCATCACGATTAATCCCCCCACTACCGGTATGCTCTGTTACACCACCAATATCCTCTGCGTAAGCAGGATAATACAAAAAAACACTAGTCAGTAGTATCTTTCTGCTTAATGTTAACAACTGCGTTTTCACTGTCGAAATCTGCATTTATTACTCCGTAACAACTAGATATGCTTCCACCACAAGTTCCTGAGCTTTGCAATATATCAATATCTCCACCTGAGCCTATCCATTCCATAGTTAACGAGTTATAGCCACCGTCAAGCTGTGTTGTTGCAAAGTTGTTAGAACTACCAATAACATCAACATCCCAAACTACATCGTCTGCATCTATATTAATATCCCAGACGTTTGAAGAGCCTGTTAAGTCTAAGTCCCAGTTTAGTCGCTCGGAAGATGCTGCTGCACCCCAATCTATGTCGAACGTGTTTGAGCTACCAGTTAGTGCAACATCTACTGTAGAACTGTCAGCACTGCCTCCTGCCCCTACGTTCCAGTCCCAGATGTTGGAACTACCTGTCATACTCAGATCTACATCAGTAGAGTCAAACAGTGTTGGCCCAAAGATTTGGTTTAGATTACCGATCATATCAATATCCATGGTTACATTGCTACCCGTTAGTATCCAATCAGATGCAACAAGTCCACTTGTTATACTTCCACCGATTTTGTTACCATAACCAACTTGATCAATAGTTAGTGCTAGTGTGTCACCTGCCTGATCTAACATAATTTCATTATCGGTTGTTCCTACTGTCCATCCTGTTATAGGTAGTAGTAGTGCTCCGATTGCAACAACCTTAATTGCTGTCTTCATTTTCTTCTCCATTTACCTCTTCTTGATGCTTATCGTTTGTCCCATGTATTTGATGGGGGTGACGATGGCCATCCTTGATTACCCAATAGCTTCGGTCATGCCCTTGGTATATTATTTCTAACACTGCTGCTTCAATAACGGATCGAAGTGATCGTGTTACTGATTCATTCTCTGTCATACCGTCCTCAATCTCTACAAGTTGGGTATCCATATCAACAAATTTAAATACGTCGTATCCTTTTGATACGGATAGTATAGTTTTCGACGTTTGTACATTAAGTAAGATTTCACCAGTTAAAGTGCTAACAGCACGCAAGTGAACAGTCACTATATCTCTACGATATTGCTGAGAGAAACCTATTCCTAAAGTTCTAGCTCCTTGACCTCCAGTTTCAATATTAGTGTCGAAGCCAATGACACCACCTTCCAAAATCATCCCAGCGTAGAGCATGGGTGCAAGTCCTGTCTTATCTTGGTACTGCTCGCGAGTAGATCGAACGATCTGGCGTTCACGAGTTAAATTATCTATTCCAATTCTTTCCACTACACGAAACCACGTGCCGTTACCTGCCGAACGAAGAGCATCTATTAGCATAGCGCCTGCGCCTTGTGATACAGCAGTAGAAAACATAGCTGTATTGCCTTTTTGCTTACGTTGACCTGTTTTATCATTAAACTCATAAACAGCAACGATAGGCTGCTTTTCAGGAGCTGGTAAATCAAATAGCTTCTGGTATGTAGGTAATCTTTCAACGAAGGGCTCTTCTATGCATTCTCCTATAGCTTTCATAACTGCTGCTTGACACGAATCATCCATTGAAGGGTAATGTGCACAGCCGGACAGTAATAGGGCTAAGAGTATGCTAAGGCGCACCCGATCCTGCTCCTATTGGAATAACAATGACTGTTTCACTACCGTCTGCATCTACGATAGTCATAACAATAACGTCTTCCCCTTGGGTACAGGCCCATTGTGATGAATCACAGGCAGTTTGCTCATATGTTACTAAATTACCTTCGAGCATGAAACTACCGTAAGTATCCGTAGTACAAGTTAGATCTCCTACTTCGCAAGTTCGGAAAAGGCTTTCTACAAGTTGCTTTGATAGCTGCGCGTAGATACGACTTTCTAAGTTACGAATAAACTTTGCCATTGTTGTGTTGTCAGCATCTCGTTCCGCTTGGAGTATGGCTGACTCTATATCGTCTTTAATAGCCTCTCTGCGTGTGCGTTCTTGATTTTCAATTGTTAGGTAGTGCGATGAAGTATTTGCCCCGCTAAAGGAAGGAGACTTAAATACGTGTGTTAGCTCGTCTGACTCAGCAAAAGGAGCTATCAGTACGAGCACAACAAGAGCCGGGCAAAAGATCCTACCAAAGCATATCAAAGCTTTAACGCTATAGTCATTTAGTGTGTCCAGCATTGTCTTTGCTCCTATACTCTAATACGACATCTACTTTCATTTGAAGACGTATTAAGTCCTGATCTAACATTCGTGTTTGATCTATTACTTTTATGAGTGCAAGGTGCATCTTTGCAAGCTCTGGGTCTATTTCCGTACTAATGAAGTTCCAAATGAAATAAATAAAGTACCCCATTCCTACAGCAAGTAGAGTTGGAAACCCATATTGGTTTATTGCATCTGCTATGGCTACTACATCCATTAGTCTCTCCTAACGTCTAGCTTACCATCTTCTATAAAATTTTCAGCTCGCGCTATTCTTTCTATATCTGGACGCAAGTCTAGTGCTGCCGATACTAATAAGTCTATCTTTATTAACTCATTACTCATTGTTCGTGCCCTGTTTTCTAGAGAAGTACAGAACATTGTTAGCGTTTTGATCTGACTTACGATTCCTTCGAGTATTTGCTTTAATATCAAGAATATAAAGTAGCCCATCGCTAAAGCACCTGCTATTGGTGCACCTACTGCCTCAATGAGGGCGAATATATCGTTCATAAAATCCTCCTATTTGATGAAATCATACACCAATTTTCATAAATTGTCAAGAATTTTTTTCAGGTGCTCAGACTAGAATGTTGACTATAGTGCCTTTCCTACTTTCTCTATGCCCGTATTTATAGTACAGGCGTCTCATGAAACTGTACCTGGCTTCCTTGCTAGAAAAATTCACGAACTAGAGTAAACAATCCGGGATTGTAGGCCAAGTTACATCATCTACAGAATCCACGCTTGACATATCCAGTGTAGTAGGAAAGTCTCTCAAAGTCTGTCTATAAGTTGTAGCTATAGTCACATTGTCACTATCTAGCTTATGATCCGATAAACCTACCCAGTCACAATCTTGTAGCCTAACATTTCGTAGTCTTTTAATTTCGATCAAAAGTGCTGCTTCGTTTTTATTCCATGAATTAGTTTCACTATTCCACGTAGAGAAACTATTTGGCCGATCTCCCCTAAGTACCCATTCCGTACCATCCCACCAGAATCTTTCCATAAACTGATGTCCTGCAAGTCCTCCCATTTCTGAGGTTTCTATTTGCTTTAACGTATCGCTTAATGTATACGAGTGTCCTAAAGGCTCTAACTCTAAGCGGTTTATTTCACCACCTGAGTTTAACCATCCTAAATATGCCATTTTATCTCCTTAAATTATTTTTTGCCCTATAACTACTGGGGCACTGTTTGAAAGGTAGCTACCTCCACTTCCGAATAAAGCTTGTTGAAACCCATAAAAATACACGCCAACACCATCTGAGCCGGGATTAGAGGTATTATCAAAAACTAACCATTCATCATATAGCCTGATGGGAGTAGCCATATTTGAGTTTAATGTTTGATAAATCATTCCTTGATAAAAGTGGGAGAAAGGCCCTAGCTTAGTAGTTCCTGATGCGTACCTGTTTCCGGCTAAAGAACCCATCACTTTTACTCCACTTATAAATAAACCATTTTGTTGAGTAGTAACAACACGAGAATCAAACTGTACTGCTCCCGCAGAGTTTTTGATTAAAAGTCCATAATTTCCTGAAGGGCTTGATACTGTGTTTATCTTTTTTAAGTGTATATAGTCCACAGTAACAAAAGAAGTTATGCTACTAGCATAAGGAGTATCCGTAAAATACAACTTATTATCTCCGCTGCCTGATTGATAGGCTGCATGATGTATCATCATAATGGCTTTTGCTGTACCAGAGGTAGGCGTATAGCTAATAAAGCATAAATCATTATC